TCTACAAAGAATATTATCTTTATCGTAGAGCTTACATCCAAGCATTCTTGTACTGGCATGCAGCACATTATCATTTTAAAGACTTGGTAGATCAAGGGTATTATGTAGCATATCCAAAGTTTATTGTTTGTGATAGCACTAACTATTTTAGTCCTATCATCTATACACTAGATACAGAAGACATGACAAATGCTAGAGATGGTTTTGAACACAGAGGATACAAGTATCCAGGCGTCTTAGAAACAATCGATAACCTGAAGTGGGCTATTGAGAACGATACGTGGAGCATGTCTCGTAAGAATTACTTAAGTGGAGGAGTTGTAAACATTAAAGAATAAATGGAATTAAAGAAAACAATCACTAGTATTTTCATGGTGCCCACTCTCAAGATTAATAGAGATAAGCTCAAGGAAAATGGTTATTTGAATGGTTATATGAGTGATGTTAGAAGAGATGTACAGTATCAAAATGCTGTATATCTCTTATTCCAGCCTAGTAACCTTGATAAGTTTAGAGAATTCTTAGATGGTGAAGCAGAGCGTACTAAACAAATCATCGATGATTACGATTATGAAGATGGATTTGTTGTCGTTGTGTACACACTAGATAAGAAATGGAAGAAGGATTTTGCTTTGGTTAGAGAAGGTTTGTATTCTCGAACTTCTAAAGAATTCCAAGACTCGTTTCCTAAAGTTATCAAGATTATCAAGAATGGATTACATAGAGATGAGATATCTCTACAGTTTAGAATCTTTAACAAAACAGACGATCTACGTAGCTACTGGGAAGATAGACTCGACATGGAGTTTACAGAAGATATGGAAGTATGGGATGGTTTTGATATAGAGAACGAAGTTTTAGATTTAGATAAAATTAAACAAATAGAAGAAGTATGAAAGGACTAGAATTACTGGACCAGAATCCAAATATCGCAAAGCTAATTGCTAGCTACTACTTGGATGTAATGATTGAATCTTTAAATAACGAAAGTTTACCTGAAGACTTCAAAGAGTTCATTAGAGAACAAGGTATGGATAACGAAAAGATCGCTGCAATCATCGATGGTAATCCTAGAAACCTATTCGAGTTCTTTGATGATCATAACTTGTATATCAATATTACAAGTTCTCCTGACACATTAGAATTCACATATTCTATAATGACTGATGTAGCTACTAGTGGCTCAAGTGAGACGTATAAAAATAGAAAAGATGCTGATAAAAATGCTGTAGAAACAGCCATTAAACAGCTTGAATCTATGTTAACTAAATCAGTTAGTGATAAGGAAAATAGTTAAAGTTAATTTTCAAAAGTGGTTGTTTGGTAAGGGTTACAAAGTTACATTTGTAGCCCTTATTTTTTAAACACACATAAATAATTAAACATATGGATTTAGGACTAGAAGCCTTGAGTAAAATTACAGTGTTTAGCAAGTACGCCAAGTACATCCCTGAGCTAAACAGAAGAGAAACGTGGGATGAGATCATTGGTCGTTATGAGGCTATGATGATCAAGAAGTATCCTTATTTAGAGGAGTCAATCAAGGAGTCTATTCCAATGATCAGAGACAAGAAAGTCTTGCCTTCTATGAGAGCATTACAGTTTGCAGGTCCTGCAGCTGAAGTTAACAACGCTCGTATCTACAATTGTTGTTACTTACCTATCGATAGCTTACATAGCTTCTCAGAGTCTATGTTCTTATTACTAGGTGGTACAGGTGTAGGATATAGTGTACAACGCCATCATGTTAGTGAACTACCAGACATTACTAAACCAGGTAAAGCTCGTACATACCTCATCGAGGATAGTATTATGGGCTGGGCTGATGCAGTGAAGGTGTTAATGAAAGCTTATCTTGAAGGATCTTTCTTACCAAAGTTTGACTTTCGTGCAATTCGTGAGAAAGGTGCACGTCTAGTTACAGCAGGTGGTAAAGCACCAGGACCAGAGCCATTGAAGTTATGCTTAGCACACGTACAAGCTATCCTTGATAGAAAGCAGCCAGGTGAAACATTATCTTCTCTAGAGTGTCATGATATCTTATGTCATATCGCTAACTCTGTACTTGCAGGTGGTATTCGTCGTAGTGCAATGATTTCTTTGTTTGATCATGATGACGAAGAAATGATTACATGTAAGTATGGTAACTGGTGGGAGACTAACGAGCAGCGTGGACGTGCTAACAACTCAGCTGTATTGAAACGTGGTGAAGTGAGTAAAGAAGAGTTCTTTGCTCTATGGAAACGTGTAGAAGCATCAGGATCAGGAGAACCAGGATTGTACTGGAGTAACAACCAAGACTGGGGAACTAACCCATGTTGTGAGATTGCTTTACGCCCTTACCAATTCTGTAATCTTTGTGAAGTAAATGTAAGTGACATAGAAGATCAGTATGACCTTAACAATCGTGTAGGTGCAGCTGCGTTCTTTGGTACCTTACAAGCAGGATTTACTGACTTCCATTACCTTCGTCCTATCTGGGCTAAAACTACTCAACATGACGCACTTTTAGGAATTGGTATGACTGGTATTGGATCTGGTGAAATCATGAAGTATGACTTAAAGATGGCAGCACACATTGCTAAGAAGGTTAACCAAATGATTTCTGAAAGAACAGGCATCAATGAAGCAGCTCGTATTAGTTGTGTTAAGCCTTCAGGTACTACATCTCTAGTGTTGGGAACAGCATCAGGTATCCATGCTTGGCATAATGATTACTATTTACGTACAATGCGTTTCAATAAGAACGAAGACATTGCACAATACCTAATGACTAATCACCCTGAGTTAGTAGAAGATGATGTATTACGCCCTGCAGATACAGTGTGTGTACGTATTCCAGTGAAGGCACCAGAGAATTCTATTCTTCGTACTGAGACAGCTATCGATACACTAGAGCGTGTTAAACATTTCTCTACTGATTGGATTAATGCAGGACATATACATGGTGATAACACTCACAACGTAAGTGCTACCATCTCTATCAAAGAAGGTGAATGGGAAATTGTAGGTGATTGGATGTGGGAGAATCGTGAATTCTATAATGGACTATCTGTACTACCTTATTGGGGTGGAACATATCAGCAAGCTCCATTTGAGGACATATCTGAAGAGAAATATAATTCACTTATTAGTGAACTTAAAGAGATTGATATTACTAAAATCAAAGAAGCAGATGACACAGTTAACTTTAACGAATCAGTCGCCTGTGGTGGAGGTGCCTGCGAGCTTGTCTAGAGAATTCTTAGCAAGCAGAGGTATCTGCTGTGGTAATAAGTGTAAAAATTGTCCTTACACCCCTAAATGGGTGAAGGGATCTAAAGATTAGTATTTAGATTGGAGTTTGTTTATAGCCTAGATGTTTTGCGTCTAGGCTATTTTATTTTCAATGAATTATTTGTAACTTTAATACAACAAAAAATAAACGAAATGGCAAAAAAGCAAACAGAAGTAGCTTCAGGTAAATCTAAGCTAGAGGACGCATTAGACGCCCTCAACAAAAAGTATGGCGTTGGTACTATCTTATCACTAGGTGATAAAAACCACAACGAATATGATCTTATCTCGACAGGATCAATTGCATTTGACCACATCGCTCTAGGTGTTGGTGGCTTTGTTAAAGGTAAACTTTATGAACTAGTAGGCTGGGAAGGTAGTGGTAAATCTACTATCTGTGGTCACGCTGTAGCTAACTGTCAGAGTGCAGGTGGCAAGGTGTTATACATCGATGGCGAGCATGCTGTTGATCCTAATTACTTCACTGCTCTAGGTGTTGATATTGCTAGCATGTTAATTGCTCAGCCAACTTGTGGTGAGGAGGGTTTCCAAATTGCTATGGATATGATTAACACTGGAGAGATTGATCTTGTGATCATTGACTCAGATTCATCTTTGATCCCTAAGAAGGTGCTTGATGGTGAGGTAGGTGATAGTTCTATTGGTCGCAAGGCTAAGCTTAACAGTGATGTGTATCCTAAGCTGAAAGGTATTCTATCTAAGCATCAGACATGTGTTATTGTTGTATCTCAGTATCGTGAGAAGATTGGTGTTATGTTTGGCGATCCTCGTACAACTCAGGGTGGTCATGCGTTAAAGTTCTATGCAGATGTTCGTGTAGAGGTAAGTAAGACTGTTGCCAAAGAAGGTACAGAAGCTTATGGCAATCTAACTAAGATTAAGACTATCAAGAACAAGATGGCTCCTCCATTCAAAGGTGTAGAATTTGAGATCTTATTTGGTGTAGGTATTGATCGTATGTTAGAGATCATGGACATGGCTAGTGATCTTGCAATCTTGCGTAAGTATGGTAAGACTATCACTTACAATGAAATCAAGTATGAGCTTGATGAGTTTAGAGCTTTATTAGAAGATAATGAAGAATTCTTTGACAAGCTACGTCAGGATATTGTGGATAAAATTAATAACGTAAACGAAATAAACGAAACAGAAGATGAAGATACACTTCAAGAAATTGGATTCGAAGGCACAGAAGCCTAAGTTTGGTAAGCCAGGAGATGCAGGTGCAGATCTTGTAGCAACATCAGTTGATTTCTCTAGAAAGAATCAAGTAGTATATGGTACAGGACTAGCTGTAGAAATACCAGAAGGAATGGTGGGATTAATTTTCCCACGTTCCTCTGTACGTAACTATGATTTATCAATGAGTAATTCAGTTGGTGTTATTGATTCAGGATACAGAGGAGAGATTATAGTTACATTCAATGTACTAAATCTTCATACTGTAGAGAATAGTTATCAAGTGGGTGATCGCATTGCTCAGTTAGTAATTGTACCTGTACCATTAACTAACTATGTAGAAGTAGACGAACTATCAGAAACAGAAAGAGGTCAAGATGGACATGGGTCCACAGGCAACTAAGATATTAAGTGTGGATGTAGACAAATTAACTACCTGGTCATGAAACACATCAGGAGAGAAGGTTAACCAGGCTATCAATATGTAATATCCAAACAGCCTTTCGATAATAGGTGACAATTATAATTACATATAGAAACATGCTTAAATGAGAGTCTACAGGAAAGTCATTAACTCATATGGTTAGTCAAGTGTTTTAGGAAGAGGAAGTTACAGGAGTACTACTGTAGCTTCCATCTTCTTTTTTTATTAACATAAACAATAAACAAATGGATCAAAAGGAAATTGAACATAGATTAGAAGGGAATACATTACAAGATCCCTATGGAGCACGTAAACTTATGAAAGAAATACTAGAAAGAGAGATGGTCAATCATCCTGATCACTACCAAGGTAATAAGTTTGAGGTTATAGATGTTATCGAAGACTACGACTTAGGTTTCTCTTTGGGTAATGCTATCAAGTATATCCTTAGAGCTGATAAGAAGGGTAATAGGAAACAAGACCTCAAGAAAGCTATCTGGTACATTCAACGAGAGATTGATCGTGAAGACTTGTAGTGTAGACAACTGTAACAATCCTGTATGGGGAAAGGGCTTATGTGTGAGTCACATCAAACGTAAGCCCATCACCCCTAAGAAAGGTGGATTGCTGAAAATGAGGCGTGAATTGTTTGTGATTCGAACTAAGACAGAGACCATGAGAAACTTCTTTATGGAGATCTGGAACGAACGCAAGCATTACTCAGAAGTGAGTGGTGAGTATCTAGGAAGTGAACCATTATCAACTTTCTTTCATCATATCCTTCCTAAGAGTAAATATCCAGAGGTAGCGTATGATAAATCTAATATTATTTTATTAACTTTACCAGAACATGAATCTGTAGAGAATGATATGTACAGATTTGAGGAAGTTAACAAGAGACGTATTGAACTTTTAAACAAAATAAACCAATGACAAACCAATTCTTTTACACTCGTAAAGAGGGAGACAAAGAGTACACAGACTCTTTTAATGTAAATAAAGTAATTCGCAGCATCGCATTTGAAGATGAGATAGTTATTCTACTAGATGACATTCATGAGCGTGTTGAAGAGGTTCCTACACTTAACCCTAAGACTGGTAAAGTTATAGGCGTACAACGCAAGCGTGACATCTTCCAATCAGATATTCATTTGAAGGGTGATGATGTTGTAAGATTTAAGAAACTAACAAACATTGAAGCATAATGGCAGACTTTAAAAAATTACTAGGAAACAGAATCCTTTTAGACCTTCCTAAGAAAGATGAAGGTAAACTTATTGTGGACGAGAACACAAAAGAAGCTCTTGAAAAAGAGATGTTACAGAAGCTTAAGAAGCTTACAGTGTATGCTACAGGTGATCTTGTTAGCAACATCAAGGTAGGTGATGAGATCTTAGTTGATCCAGCAGCTTTAAGTAAAGCACCAGTACTTCCTATTGGTGATGATAATAAGTTATTGGTTACACCATTTGATGTTATTTTAGTTTGGTAATATGGAACTACCTTTCATATCATGTAAGTGTATAACGTATGGTAGAGTGTCCACGCTTGAGGAGAGTATTGAATCTTTCCTCAAGCAGGACTATCCTGCTGATAAGTGTGAGCTTATAATAGTTAATGACTACCCCTTACAAACTCTTGTATTTGATCATCCACAAATTAAGATAGTTAACCTAGATAAAACTTTTGATATCATAGGAGAAAAAGAAAACTATGCAACAGAATTATGTCAAGGAGAAATTATATGTCAGTGGGATGATGATGATGTAGCTCTATCAAATCACTTACAGAATGTAGCTAAGTACATGACTGATGATGTAAATATTATTCATTGGGAAGTGGGAGTGTTGTGTCACGTCACAGGAATTGAACATGTTGGTTGGGTGGGAAACTCTGGTATTGTGTTCAGGAAGTCAGCTTGGAAAGCTATAGGAGGACACCCTCTTGAAAACGCTGGATATGATATGACTTTCATTGAACGTATTAATGAATATGGAGGAAGACTATTTGCTAAGCCTCCTAGAGAAGAAGCTAGCTGGTTCTATATGTGGGGTGGTAGAGGCTATCATATGAGTGGTGAGGGTACTGATCATTCTGGAAAACTTAACGCTATACAAAGACACAGTGCTCACATAGAGAAAGAGAGACGTAAAGGAGTAATACCTGTAGGAGAAGTTAAACTTAATCCTCATTGGGTTAAAGATTATAATAAAATGTTAAAAGACTTTATCGATGCAAATAAATAGACTGAGTATTGACTCTACACATTCTAATACAGATTTGTGTAAACTTGCTGTTAAGTATCCTACAGATAAGTGTCCTTATCATAGCCATCCTCATTTACATAGACATGCTTATACATCCATCTATAACCTATTGTTCTCACATCTTCGTTATAAAGAAATTAAAATAGGTGAAGTGGGTATACTAGATAATCATTCTATGTTATGTTGGAGAGAATACTTCCCCAACGCAACCTTGTTTGGATATGAGTACCATGATGATAAGTTACAAAAAGGAATACGTGATAATCTAAGCAACACTACATACACTCATGTAGATGTTACTAGTGAACAATCTCTCAATAGTGTATTTAACAACAATGATTTCTTTGATATAATTGTTGAAGACTCAACGCACGTGTTTGAAGATCAGATTAGATTCTTAAATGTAGCATACAAATCTGTTAAACCAGGAGGTATAATTATTATTGAAGACATTTTTCTTAAGGAGGATGAGGGCAGATATATGGATGCTATCGATCACATTAAAGATTACTTCTCATCAGCTACATTTATTATGGCTAATCATGAGTTAAAGTTTTCTCTAGGATGGGATAATGATAAATTATTGGTATTACATAGAAATGATAAATCATGTTCTTAAATATTATTACTCCTTGTAGTAGACCAGAGTTCTTAGATGTTGTTTCAAAAAGCATCAATATACCTAAAGAAAACTACAGGTGGATTGTTGTTTTTGATTCAGAAACTATCCCAGAAAATATTCCTGAATGTGAAGCTTATTGCGTTAAAGATGTGAACAGTGTATGTGGAAATGCACAAAGAAACTTAGCAATTGATCTAGTAACAGAAGGATGGGTATACTTTAATGATGATGATACAACTATGCATCCAGACTTATGGGATAATATCAAAGATTTAAACAATGATTTTATATCATTTGATCAAGTGTGGACTAGTGGTATACATAGACTGTATGGAAACATAGTTAAGTTAAGCTATGTAGATAGTCATAACTTCATTTTAAATACATCAATAATAGGTAATGAGAGATTTGTTTTAGATAGAAGAGATGCAGATGGCGTCTTTGCTGAAAAATGTTACAATAAAACAAAGAACAAACACTACATTAATAAAGTGCTGTCTGTTTATAATTCATTACAGTAAAAAGAAAAAGGAGGCCAATGGTCTCCTTTTTACTTACAAAATGAAATCACAAAATTCAACGAAATGAAAAGTTTTACTTAGAAAGTCTCTTTTGTTTCAAAGGCCACATCTTACTTCTAAGACGCGTTGGCGTATCAGCCTCTCTCATATAGTTACCATTAACTGGTTTAGGAGGTGCCACCTTAGGAGCCTTTGCAGGTTTGTGCATCTTAAGCACAGGTTTTGTTTTCTTACTTGCAGCCATATTTACATTTCTTCATGGTGCCACCTTTCTTCATCATAGCACCCTTCTTAGGGATAGAGATTTTATTTCTAGAAGGGATTGTAAATACATTTGATTCAACTGAACTATCTTTTGAAGTTTTCTTAGGAATAGAAATCTTATTCTTAGAAGGAATAGTAAACTTGTTTGATTCAGCATAACCACCCATTTGCATCTTCTTAACAGAACCACCCTTTTTTAAAGGAGTCTTTGATGTTCCATCTTTATTAATCTTACCACTCTTGATGTCATCTTGAATCTGTTTAGATAAAGGAACACCACGTTGACCATTAATGGATCCTGGAGTAGGGGTTTCAATACCTAATAAAGGATAGTTCTTTTTCTTTCCTGCAGGCTTAGCTTTAACTGCTGCCCCTGATTGTGCCTTCTTAACCATTGTTATTTCTTTTTAGTTTGAGCTTTAATTTTCTTTTCCTGCTTTAGCATTGCTGAAGTTGGCTTCTTTCCACTTCCCTTGTTGGCACGAATATTGTCCCATAAACCACGCTTAGACATAGATCCATCAGCACGTTTAATCATACCACCCATCTTCTTCTTATCCATTGCTTTAGCTTCTTTTCTATTTGCAATAGCATTACTTGCTGCCTCAGCAGCATTAAGAACTATTCTATGTGGAGTGAATGCTACTTTAGTAATAGTATTGACAGCTTTACGAGCAATTTTACCAACTTTAGTTTTAGCACTATCAGCTTTAGCCATATCTGCTTTGTAGAACTTTTTCATTTGTTCTCCAAACCCTTCTCTTTTAGTAACTTCAGATAATTCTTTATCTTTATTATACTCTGTACGTTTGATGTTATCACCATCTTGAGCTTTCTTTAATACTTT